AAGCCAGCCAAAAAGGCTGTGAAGGATATGCCAAAGCCGACAAAGCCGAAGCCAGAGGTGCAGAACCTGTTTAATGAGGAACTGTACCACTACACACGCTCTAAGAGCATTGATGATGATATTATGAACCCTGATTATGGTTTTCATGGCAATGCACTTGATCGTTTAGGTATTCACGCTGGTACGAAGCAAGCGGCTTTAGACCGTGGCTTTACTCATTATGGAGATACGCTGAAGGGATCGGTATACTCTAATGGCCCTCAGTTTGAAACAGGAACAACATTACCGTTACTAGCGCGTACTGATAAGCCTTTTACAAAGCCTAATGGCGAACCGTGGACAGAATTTGAATTGCGTGATTTTGTTAATCAGTATGGTGAAGATAACAAGATTGAAGATCGTGCTGAAATTGCAAAAGCATTGCGGCGTGATTTGGCTGCTGCTGGATACACGAATGTACCATACATCAATGCGGTAGAGGACGCTGGTAGCGTAAGTCAGATTATGCTAGTTGACAGGCCAGTAAATGACTTAGCAGTGTTGCGCAGTAGGTTTGCCAAGTTTCAGGATGCCTATGGGCCACAACTTGGTTTGTCAGTGGCTGGTGGTTTGATGTCACCACAAATCATGGATTATCTTGCAAAAGTAGAGCGGGAAGAACGCGATGGCTTATAACTTTATTGATTATTTGCTGGGCCGTAAGCCAACACAAGAAGACCGTCAGGCAGGTTACTTTGGTGACACTATGTCTAAGTTCGGGAATGATGAACTGGCGGCAGCGCAATATTTGTTAGAAAATGCGGGTACAGTAGCTGCGGACAGTTTGCCTGAAGAAATGGGCGTATATCGCAATGTCCTTAGTTATCCAGCAGATTTGGTTAATGCTGCATTGTTAGGTGTTGTTGGTGGCAGTCAAAAGGCAGCGGCTGGGGTAGCTGAATTACTAGCAAATGACGAATATGAAAGTCGTGCAGCGCGTGATATATTAGGTGGACTTGAGGTTGTAGGTGTAAGCCCACAAGGTCGTGCGGTATCTTTGCTCACAGCCCCTGCAAAAGCTGCCGTAGCAGCCCGTGCGCCTTATCTTTTATCTGATGTTAAATATGCAACCAGATCACTTGCAGAAGGTGATTTAGAGGGCGTGAGAGATGCATTCTATGAGGGCGGTGTACCCGTGGGTGTTGGTGCGGATGCTGTTAACCCTGCTGGCGAAGTAATGAGTTACTCCGATGTAGAAGTATTAGACCCGCGTGATGTTATCGGTGCTACATTTTCACCAACGCCAGCGGATTTGACGAAAACAGGTGGATTTTACACGGGTATTGATAGCTCTGGAACAACGCGTGTAACCCCTTTAATGGGCGGGCCATTATTTCCTTTACAGGAAACCTATCGCGATGCAGGCGTTGGGTGGCTGGTTGATAGCGCGTCCAAAGCATCAACAAAGTTGGGCAAAGATGCAGACTTCCTGACAGTAACAACTATGTCACCAAAGGCGCATCAGTCAAACGCATCTATAGCCGATGCATATATGGGTACACTAGAAGCCTACATCCGCGATAATCGTATTTCTGATGAGGGATTGAATACCCTAAACAACATCGTCACTGATTTTGGTAAGAAAACAAAAAGCGAAGACATGCGCAAGCTATCAACATTTGTTGGATTTGATAGCCCATCATTCGATGATTGGATGCGCAGCGCCACATTTGAACAGCGTGAAATGATATCTAAGCTAATGACATCTCCAAAAGCACTTAAAGCTGGCGGGCCAAATTTCCAACGCGTTTTGGATGAAACAATCCAGCCTGAGTTTGCGGGCAGCAATCTTGGTGATACTACACTTGTATTGAAGATAGATCGTGATCGTGGGATTTTAGATTTAGCTTCTATGGGTTTGCCTGTGCATCCTTCCTATGATTATGGTATTGCAGCGGATGTTGTGGGTCGATTTGAAAATCCTGTGTCGCGTGGATTGTTATATAGCGATTTTGAGGATGAATTTAGTTCTAGACCTACAATGATCCGTCCAGACGGAACAATCGATCAGTCAGGTATGGCCTACTCATTTGGTCGTGCATTGCCAGTAGAAGCGATGACACCTGAAAAAGCGCGTAATATTCAAGAAGCTGTCGCATACTATAACATTCAACAGCCACAGCAGGCACAAGTTATAGAGGCGGCATTGCGCGGGGATGCATGGCGATCTTCATTAATTCCTAAAAACAGAGGTGGTGTTGGCCCAACAGATTATGAGCGGGCAATTGAACGCAGCCCATCATCACCATCACTGTCACTGTTAACCGCAGCCGAAGTAAAGGCGGGCGCGAAGGATGGATCGTTGCAGGTGTTCCAGCTTGGTAACGATGACATCTACTTCAACTTGCAGAAAAGCCCAGATTACACATGGATGAATGATGGCAACCCAATCCCAGAGCTAGGCGATAATGAAATCGGTCTGGCGGGCGTTATTAACAACGAACTGGGCGCAAAGGGCGTAGCTGGCCCAGCAATCTTGGGTAAAGCAATTGAAGAAGGTGTGACCGTATTGGACGCATTTGCGGTTCCAAGTGCTAAATTTCCCGATGGTTTCCTCAACAGCATGTATGGAAACGCTGGATTTGAAGAAGTAAAGCGGATACCATTCAGTAAAGAATACTACATAGAAGAACGTGGACAAGCGGCCTACGATGATCTATTAAAACAGTGGAGATCGGAAGGCTGGGACGAAAGTCAGGGGTTCCCTGATGTCGTTCTTATGAAATGGAGAGGCACAGATGACCAAAGAACAAACGCAAGTACGCGCATTTTTGACGCGGATTTCGAAGGTTTTGGGACAGGAGCGGACATCGGTTCTATCAGATCGTCAGGACAAGATTTTGAGCAAAGCCTATCGTCGGCTTCTGGACAGCAAACCACTGGACAAAATATCGGATCAAGAAATATTGGGTCAGTACGAACTGGTAACAGAACACCTGTCTCCAATCGCTTACGAACAACGGTAGATGAACTGAAAGGTCTTACACCCCTTCAGCGCAGAAACCTTGGACTGCTAAATATGTAAGGGGATGTAAATGCCAATTACCACATACTCAGAGCTACAAACGGTTATTGCGGACTTTCTGGATCGTGATGACCAGACAGAGCGTATCAAGACGTTCATCGACTTGGCAGAGGTCAACATGGGTCGTTTGGTGCGTCATTGGCGCATGGAGCGTCGATCAACGGCTATACTAGATACGCAATATAGCGCGTTACCGACAGATTTTCTTGAGCCGATCCGTTTGCAGGTTCAGGCAAACCCGCCACATGCGCTTGAGTTAGTGGGTCAGGGCGAATTGATGTCGCGCCGTGAGATTACGTCTGACACGCAGGGCAAGCCACGTTACTATGCGATTACAGACGGATCAATTGAGGCGTTCCCAACGCCAGATGCCAATTATACGCTAGAAATGGTGTATTATGGTAGAATACCTGCGCTAACGACTAGCAATACATCAAATTGGGTTCTGCAATATCATGCAGATGCGTATTTGTATGGTTCTTTGATCCATTCTGCGCCATTCTTGGGTGAAGATGCCCGTATGCAGACATGGGCAGCGTTGTATCAAAGCGCAATAGATGCTATAAACATGGAAAGCGACAAAGCAAAATCTAGCGGTTCTGGTCGTCGTTTAACAATTAGGAGTTACTAATGGCAAGCATTGCAGATCGCGTACTAGACAACGGTCTAACTGTTTTAGATACGGAAGCTAACCGTGTTGACTTAACCTCACAAGAAGCGACAACCTACGCAGAGGCGACATCGACTTACACTCTTGGCAACAAGACAAGCATTTCTATTGGCGCACCTACAGATCGCACAGGCGGTGGTCGTAAAGTCACAATGGCAGCTATTTCTGATGGTTCTATCACTGGCACGGGTACAGCAACGCATTATGCGATTGTTGATACGTCAAATTCACGCTTACTTGTTACGGGCGCACTTACAGCGTCACAGAGCGTAACAACAGGCAACACATTCTCACTTGAAGCGTTGGACATCGGCATCCCTGATCCAAGCTAATTTAGGGGGCTGTAATGGCAGTAAAATTTGCTAACCGCGTAAAGGTCACAACCAGCACAACTGGCACTGGCACGATTACCCTTGGCTCTGCCGTTGCAGGGTTTCAATCGTTTGCGGATGGCGGCATCGTTAATGGCAACGAAGTACGCTACACAATCACAGATGGCAATGATTGGGAAGTCGGTACAGGGACGTATACATCCACTGGCACCACACTATCGCGCACACTGATTGAAAGCAGCACAGGATCGCTGTTGAATTTGTCAGGTACGAACGTCGAAGTGTTTATCACGATGGCGGCGGTTGATATTGACAACTTAGCCACCCGCAGCATGGACGTTTACAGCTATACCGCAACATCAGGTCAAACAGCGTTTACTGGCACCGATGACAACGGCAACACGCTAAACTTCTTAGAAGACAACATCATTGTTACGCTCAACGGTGTAACGCTAGAAAAAACAACCGATTACACGGTTTCTGGCGGCGATACGGTTACACTGACAAGTGGCGCAGCGGTATCTGATGAATTGAACGTCACAGCGTTTAAATACTTCGGCATTGCGGATGCCGTTCCTAATTCTGGCGGTGCATTCACTGGTAATGTTGATTTTGATGCTGGCATTGATGTCACGGGCAATATCACTGTCACTGGTACGGTAGACGGGCGCGATGTAGCAACAGACGGGACTAAACTGGATGGCATTGAAGCAAGCGCAGATGTCACTGACGCAGCTAACGTAGAGCCACTAGTTGACGCACATATCAACGTATCTGGTGCATCCTCTGGTCAATACCTTGGTTGGAACGGTTCAGACTACGCTTGGTCAACTGTCGATCTAACAACAAAAGTAAGCAAATCAGGCGACACTATGACAGGTGCGCTTATCCTGAATGCAGACCCAACAGCGGCACTAGGGGCTTCAACAAAGCAGTATGTCGATACTCAGGTTGCAGGGATTGTAGATAGCGCACCAGCGACACTAGATACGCTGAATGAACTAGCGGCTGCACTGGGTGATGACCCTAACTTTGCGACTACTGTAACGAATAGCATTGGCACTAAAATGCCGTTGGCTGGTGGTACGTTTACTGGCGGTGTTACTGGTACGACAGCAACATTCTCTGGTAACTTGCTGGTGGGTAAGACTGCTACAAACTAT